CCTGTACCAGTGCACGGCCGAATACGAGGAAGAGGTGGGTGCGTGATGACTGACAACGACTGGCGTACCGATACCCCGTGGCCGGATCCATGGGAAGAAAAGGAAGACAAATGAGCGACATCCGCAAAGCCTGCGTCGAAGCGATATTCAGGGAATTTGAGGACAAGGGCGACGCCATCCGTCCGGCCTATGCCGACAGGTGGGACGACATCGAAGCAAGGCGTTCGCTCGGTCACATCGTCGGATTCATCGACATCGATGTGGTCGACCTCGTGGACATCGTCATCGACACCATCAACAAGGAGCTGTGATGGAATCAATGCCTCTGGCCGTAGGTCAGGCACTGCTCGACTTCGTCGTTGCGTCTCGCGCCGAGCTCCGTAGTGTAAGCGACGTGAACCGTCACATGACAGGATCCACGTCCGAAGTAGGCGAAGCCGGGTTGGGCGTTCAGACGGTCGATACCGGCCTGGTCTTCGAGTATCTGCTTGGAGAAGAACTCGCTTTCGAGCGCGACCTCTCCGAACGGCACAACCTCGTCGACGTGCCGTTGCGCAACGGTCTGGTCTTTGAAACGGACGAACACGGACACGTCTCGTGCCATGTCGGGGCAATCGTTGACAAGGAAGACGGTCGAGGTTTCTCCATCGTATTCGACCCGCCACTTGTGGACCGTCTGGTCGGCGGTGACGGACAACGCCCGCTGGCTGATCGAGTTCGCGTCTGCAGCTATCTCGTTCGCCTTTCCTGCAAGGCGGTTGGCCTGCTCGGCGGCACGCTTCGATTCGACGGCGATCCGGTTGGCTTTCTCAGCCGAGCCGTTCGCCTGCTCCGAGAGCTTGTTGCCATGGCGCGCCTGGAACAAGGCGACACATCCGGAGACACCGCCAACCAATCCCGTGACGGCGCCAACGACGCCGGTGATCGCATTGATGTCCATTCCACCGATTCTACGAACGGAGGCGAACGATGAAAGCTCTTGCCCTCGTCATCCTGCACCAGCTGCTGTTCGCAGTGTGGCTACTGGCCATGTGGGTGCTGTACTGCACGCCGGCCTGCACGCACCCGATCGAACACCTCATCGCCGTGCCGTTCGCGGTGCTCATCCCCACGGCCGTCATCATGCGCCGCCTGTTCTCCGACCCACGCTTCATCCGATGGGTGGACGAACTCGAGCGATGAAAGACCTGGGCGGCTCCTCACACATTGCGGCATGGACGTGGTTCGTCATGCGCGGCCATGCCTGAACCGCCAGCGCGTCAAGGAAAAGACGTTAAAACCAGCCGGACGGGTCATCTTCTCTCTTCTCCTCCCGCCCGGCCCTCGCCGGGGCCCGCGAACGGATGCGGGCGCCATGGATCGGCGTGTTGAGGTCACGTCGGCGGATGGATGCGCGGTTCGACCCCACGCCCCGGCACGACATCAATCCAAAGGAGGCAAACGTTGCCAAGCAAAACACCAAGCAGGCCGGAAGGCGAGAAGTGGTTCGAATGGCCGCTCACACCCGCCAGCGTCGGCATGACGGCCGCCGAACTGATCGGCGAACTGTATGAAACCATATCCACGCTCAACCGCGACCGGGGCTGGAACCTCACCATGGTCGCGCCGGCGCGCTTCGGCGAGATCGTCATCGACCGCGAGGCCGGATGCCTGCGCGCCAAGTGCGCGTGGAAGGCCAAGGATCCAAGCCAGCTCGGCCCGGAACCGGCCGGATACGTGAGAGGGGAGTGACATGGCCATCGGCGAGACCGTCATCACCATCGTCGGCAACCTCACCGCGGATCCGGAACTGAGAACCACCGGCCAGGGCGCGCAGGTCGCCAGCTTCACCATCGCAAACACCGCGCGCGTATACAACAAGCAGACCGGCCAGTACGAGGATGGGCCGGCGCTGTTCATGCGCTGCTCGGCATGGCGTGACATGGCCTCGCATTGCGCGCAGAGCCTTGCGAAGGGCATGCGCGTAATCGCACAAGGCCGCCTCCAACAGCATTCCTACCAGGCACAGGACGGCACCAACCGCACCGTCATGGAACTGCAGGTTGACGAGATCGGCCCGAGCCTGCGCTACGCCACCGCGCAGGTCAGCCGCATCAGCCGACAGCCGCAAGGTCCCGTCTACGGCAATCCCGCCGCGCAGACGCCGACCGTCAACACCGGAGCGGGCGGCTGGAGCCAACAGCCGGCGCAGACACAGCAATCCGCCCAGCCTCCGGCCGATGATCCGTGGGGCGCGCCGTCGGACGACCAGTCATCATTCGGAGGTTTCGGCAAACCCGACCCGGAACCGGAGTTCTAAGGAGCAGCAATGAAAGCCAGCGAACAACAGGCGCTCATCCCGCAGGAGGCCACGCCCGACACGCTCATCGACCTCATCGGCAAGACCCAGCAGGTCACCAAGTCCGCGGCCGTCGTGCTCAAGGCATGCCGCACCGTCATGGACACCCACACCAAGAAGGAGCACATCGACAAGTGGGGCGGCATCCACGCCATCACCGAAGCAGTGTACGACTGCGCGGACCTCGCGCAGCGCATCCCCGACGCGGGACTGGCCATGGAGAACATGTGCGCGAAGCCATCCACGTCACGGCAGATGATCCTCATCGACGATCTGCGCCGCAGCCTCGACCTGGACGACGGCGACGTGGAGGCGACCGTCGATCCGGACACCGGCGAGATCGACTGAACCACGGAAGGAGCAAGAGAGATATGTGGTTCATCATCGACGACCAGATGGCCGACGACAGGCGCATCCGCCGCCTGCCGCTCGCCACCGTGGGCCTGTGGGTCAAGCTGTGCGTCATCCACTCCAAAGGCGTATCGATGCAGGCCAAGGACCCGGCCGCGTACCCCGGCCACTTCGACAAGCTCGACCTCAAGGACGCCGGCGGCACCATGCGACAGCTCCAGCAGCTCGTCGACTCCGGGCTTATGGAGGAGCACGACGGCGGCTGGCGCCCCGTCTACGCCGAAGGTATATGCAGGGAGCCGAAGACGCTGACCGAAGAGCAGCGCGAGGCGCGCCGCAAGGCGGGAAGCAAGGGAGGACGCCGCAAGGCGGCCAACCAGAAAGCCAAGCAAACGTCTGGCGACTTGCCAGAAAACAGCCAAGCAAACGGAGAGCAAAACGGTAGCGAGACAGGTAGCAAACCGTCTAGCAAGTTGCTAGGGGACAGCCAAGCAAAAACATGGCATAAAACCGATACCGATACCGATAATCCCTCTCCGACCCCTCCCGCCGGCAAACCGAAGCAACCCGCCACGCCGGAATCCGGCTTCGACCATTTCGCCGAAGCCTACCCCGGATCCGTCGGCGCGAAAGGCCGCAAGACCGAAGCCGAAGCCAGAGCCCTGTACGCGGCCATCGCCGGAAACCCCGTCCAGCTCGCCCGGCTCCAAGCCGCGCTCCGCCGCTACCGGCGCGCCGTCAACGACGGCCAGATCCGCAGCGGCCACATCCCACGGCTCAACACATGGCTCCGCGACCAGTGGGAGACATGGGCGCCGGAACCCATCACACCCACGCGCCAGCACAAGCACACCTGGACCTGCGAACACGTCCACCAGCTCATGGATCCGCATGAGGACGAATACGACCACACCGGAAGCCTCCGCAACGGCAACCCAAGCGAATGGTGGAAGGCATGCCAGGCGTGCGCAGACGAACTCAACAACCAAGAAACCAGCAAGGAGAAGCAATGAGCAGCTACCAAAGCAACCAGATCAAGCTCATCAACACGAGCCTGATCGACCCCCACCCCGACAATCCACGCAAAAACATCGGCGACGTGACCGACCTCGCCGCCAGCATCAAAACCAACGGCCTCCTCACGCCCCTCAGCGTCGTACCCAACGGCGAGCGCTACAGGGTCATCGCCGGCCACCGCAGGCTCGCCGCATGCAAACAGGCCGGAATCGGAGCCGTCCCATGCTTCGTACTCCAGCTCGACCCATTGCAGCAGTTGGAGGCCATGGTCACCGAGAACTGCCAGCGCGAACAGCTCACCGTGTTGGAGGAGGCTGACGCCATCCAGGGCATGCTCGACCTCGGAGCCACCACCGCCAGCGTCGCCCACCGGCTCGGCCGAAGCGGCAACTATGTGCGTGACCGCGCCAAGGCCGCCAGCATCAAGACCGAGGTCAGAGCGACCCGCGACGATTTCGGCCAGATCTCCATCGGCCAGCTCGTGGCCATAGCGCGATATGACGGCCAGCCGGACAGGCAGAAGAAGCTCGCGCAGGCGGCCGGCACCTCGAACTTCGACTACATCCTCCGCAACATCGAACGCGATGAGAACGACCGGCAATGGGTCGAATCGGTCGCCGCGCTCCTCGTGGAGTCCGACAGCGGCATCAACCTCATTCCCGACCCCGAAAAGCCCTACAGCGACCCGGAATGGCGCTACCGCGGCTGCATGTTCCCGTCCACCGGCACCCCCGAAGAAACCATCGAGAAGATCCGCGAACAGAACCCTGCAGCCGTATCCATCCACACGGTCTCGCAGCAGGTCTACCTCTGGGCCCGCCGCGACAAGACCGCCGACGCCGAAAAAGAAGCCCGACGAGCCGCCGAACAAGCCGAACGCGACGCCCGCAGGCACGCGCTCGAGGAATACGCCGCCACATCCGCCGACAAGCGCATGACATGGCTCCACGGCCATCTCCACGGCATCAAACGCGACAAGCTCATCGAAACCACGGCCCGGCTCGGACTCCTGCAGATCATCGACCCGAACCCGCAGGGCTACACGCAGGCGCTGAGCACATGGAACGACGCCGCATGCGGTGGCGAACAATTCACCACCATCAGCGGCATCGAACCGGAACGGGCGCTCGCCGAACTCCGCTACCACCTCGACGAACCCGACTGGGCGGTCTGGGCGGTGCAAATCCTCGCCGCACGCATCGAATGGTTCATCGACCCGACCGACTGGACCACCGTCAACGACATCGGCAGACGCATCCCCGGCTACTACCAGATCCTCCAAGACCTCGGCTACACGCCCGCCGACGATGAAACCAGCCACCTCGGCCAGCTCATCGCCGCCATCACCGAAGCTGACTCCGACGAAAACGAAGAAGACGAGGAGAACAACCAATGACCAGGGAACAACTCGACAAACTCAGCCGCCTCCTCACCGACACCGCCCAGACCGCCAGCACAATCGAACTGCGAGCGCTCGCCGGTGGCAGGGCGGATGACGGCATCGTGGCGATGGCGGCCGGGCTGAGGGCCAATTGCATTTCGTGTTTGGTGTTGGTCAACGGTCTGATGCAGGAGGGGGTGCGTTGTGAGTGAGTTCGATGATTCCAAACGGGCCGCCTTGGAGCGGCAGGGATGGCATTGCCTGCGTTGCGGGACGAACATCCATGACCCGTCATGCTGGCCCGGACGCTCCGGCCATCACCGTCAGTTGCGGCGGGCGGCGGATCCGGATGTGAGGCACAGTCCGGCCAACATCGTCGAGTTGTGCGGTTCGGGCACGACCGGCTGCCATGGGTGGGTACACCAGCATGTGAAGGAGGCCGAACGCCTCGGGCTGATAGTCCCGCTCGGCAGGGATCCGCGCACCACCCCGGTGCGCGACTGGCAGGGGATATGGCTCCGCCTCAACCAGGATGGCACCGCGACCCGTCTGACAGCCATGGAGGTCGCCACACTCGACATCGACGGGAGGGAAACGGAATGACCATTGACAAGCCTGACATGCTGCTGTGGATGGATGTGGAGACTACGGGGCTCGACCCGGACCATGACAGGATCCTCGAGGTGGAAATGCGTTGCACCGACATGAGAGGCGTGCGGTGCGTCGGAGGTTTCCGCCGCGTCATCGGGCTGGAAGGCCGCAGGGCATCCGTTACGGACGGGAACATCAAGGCGTGGCGCATGCACTGCTCCAACGGACTGCTCGAAGACGCTCTCGACGGCGGATATACGGAAGAGGCGACGGCGAACGCGCTCGAGGAATACGTCGACAGCCTCGCGCAATCGTTCACCCTCCATCCGGCAGGCAGCAACCCGCAGTTCGACCTCGACTTCATCGGCCGGCTCTGCCCGAACCTCCCGCTGCACTACCACCGCATCGACATGGCCACCCTCCGCGACAGTCTCGAAGCCGCCGGCTGGGATGTGAGACCGGAAGAGGAGACGCCGATAACCAGCGCCCACCGCACCGGCACCTGCCTCGACCGCGACATCAATCAATACGCGCGCATCATCCGCCACCTCTCCGCACATCCGGTCCGATACATCGCCACGAAAGAAGCAAGGTGATGAGCATCTCGGCAGTGATCCTCCTATGCGCCGCCATCCTGATCGGCTGAATGGCCGACCGGCCATGAAACCACACTGAAAGGAACCCGAATGAAACAGACCATCAACCGTATCTCCAACCGCGTCGGCGACTGGTTCGCCACGCTGTTCTCCCTCACCGCGTGGCTGCTCGTGCCGCACGCCATCATCCGGCCGATCATCGGCATCGGCCTCCACCACTGGATCCCCATCCAATGGCTCGCCCTGCACGCCATGCTCATCATCCTCACCCTATGCGTCGCGCTCGCCGCCTACATCATTGCAGACCGCACCGCGCCGGAAACATACTGAAAGGAGCCATCATGGCAGACCAGGAGACCATTCCGATCGGTCTGGAGACGCAGAACAAGGTGGCCGAGGCCATCTACCTGCGCTGGTATAGCAACGGGGCCCGCCATCCACGCCCATGGAACGAGATGCCCATGGAGGGCAAGGAGCCATGGAGGCGCGTGGCCAAGGACGCCATCAGCACGTTCTTCGCCTCTCCCGAGTTCCAGACGCTGCTCGACGACGTGTACGACGAAGGCTACGACGCTGCCGAAAAGGACGCCCAAGGCGGAAACGCAGGCGAGGCGCCGCGGTGAGCGTCAACGTCCCGCTGCATAAATGGCGGTCGGCCGACCCTGCCATCCTGATCGGCCGCCGCTGCATCGCCCAAACCGACCAGGACGTCGTCATCGACGGACGGCTCGAACTCATCCGACATCCGGACGGCACCGCCAGCCTCCGCTTCCAGGGCATCGGAAACGACATCATCGCCCACGATCCGAACACATGTTCCAACAGCATAAGCGACGGCATAAGAAGCCTCGCCATCTACGGAAAGGAATGAAATGCACACCGTCAGAATCGCCACCAACCCACGCAAATGGCGCAGACCCGCACCCTGCCCGGCATGCCGCCAGTCACAGCCGCTCATCCTGACCCTCGGCGCCATCTACAAACTCCGCACACGCAAACCGGTCAACACTATCTACGGCTGCATCTGCCCCAACTGCCGGCACAAATGCATCCTCCACGTCGACGGCAGAAGCCTCAACAAAGCCATCCGCCTCTGGAACCACCACGCCAGCCACCATCAAAGGAACGAACAATGAGAAACACCATCTGCGCCGCCCTCACCACCATCACCCTCGTCCTCTGCACGGCGCTCGCCGGATGCGGCGGCATGGCCAAAGCATCCACGCCGGCGCATGCGGTCAAACCCATCGACTCGCAATGCACCGACGGAGGCACCACCCACGGCTTCTACGAATGCATCATCACATTGCAGGACACGCGAAAAGTGGACTGTGTCGTCTACGCATGGGAGAAGCAAGGCGGCCTGTCCTGCGACTGGGATCACGTGAGCGGCGCGGACAAGGAGCCACAGTGAAAATCTGGTCGCAATGCGGCGCCGTATATATCGCACCAGAGGACGACGAGGAACGGCAGGCGTGCGAAATCGCCGTCAACGCCCTGCTCAGATGGTCGGCGGAACACGACAAGGAAAAGGAACAGCAATGAAAGACAGTGAAGCAGACATCGCCATCGGCGTGCTCAACAAACTCATCGACCAGGAACTCGAAGCCGTCCGCGCCGCGACAAGGGACGGCAATACCCCCTTCGGCGGCTACGCCCAGACCCGACACAACGCCTTCCTCTACGCCAGGGATGAGATCAGGAAGGCGCTCGCCGATGCCGTGGAGGAAAGGGGTGCAGGGAATCCGTTCCTGCCGCAGCGTGACGAGTTGGTCACGCAGGATATGCACACCTGCGACTTGTGCGGCCGGTGGTGTTCAAGTCCCGTCTATTCCATAGGCCTCATCTATGGCGGCCAGGCGAAGACATTCACCGAGGTGTGCGCCGACTGCATGTGGCGTCTCAAATTCCAGCCGGTCAAAACCATCTCGCTGGACATTTACCGGCTTTTTGAGAAGTGGTTGGACGAGCAGAAGGAGACGGAGCGGTGAGTAGGAAATTTAAGGTAGTGCCGGTTATGTACGCGGCAAGCGGAGACGTGTACACGCTGAAGCTGCAGAATACGGAAGCGTTCGCCGGTCTGCTTTCCGACGGATGGAGCGTGATGCGCACCGACGTGTTGCCGGGACTCGGCGGCAAAGGCGAGTACGAGGTGGAGCCGAACATATGCTATGAGCCATCATTCCCGCCGACAATCGTCTACATCCTTGAGAAGGAGGCGGAATGATGAACAGCATCAGTCGTAACAAACGGCGCTCGCCGCATGCGTGCCGGAGCGCGGTTGGGATATTTATTTGCGCGAGCAATGGCATCGGTCCGGCGCAATACGAGGTCAGCCTGCGCAGGATGGAGCATTGCGTCATCTGCGGCAGGTGGTGGAAGCTGTACGCCGCGTCCTCGCATCTGACCATCTGGACCGAACTGCCCGGATGGGTGGTGTGGCTGCTGCGACACAAGACCTGGAAGACCATGCACAATCAAAAGAGGAAGGAATCGAAATGAGCGAGGAAACACTGGAACCGCCGCTCCCGCCTATCGACGCGAGAACCGAAGCCGTCGCCGAACGCCTGTTCGGGCTCAAATTTGCACTCCGCAAGGACGATCCGAAACACATCCACGACGAATGGGAGCATGCGGCCGACTGGATCCGCGACGGATACCTGCGTCAAGCCATCGAAGTGCTCGCCGCCGCCGACCAAGCGGAACCCGCGAGCGCCAAGGCCTCCGGCTACCAGGACCGCATGCGTGTCGAATACCGTGAGTTGACCGCTCGTGCCGGCAGGCTCAGGGGCATGCTGCAGCGGTATGCGGACGGCACGCTCGACTTCGAGCCCGTCTGTCCGATCAGCCTGTTGAGCAGGCAGCTTGATGTCATGGACGCATACGCCGTTCTGCTCCGCCATAGAGCCAAGATCGAACACGTCGACCTCGAAAAACAGGACTCCGCCACCGAATAAACAAAGAACCCGACCTTCCGGCCGGGCTCTGGCATTACCACAAACCAGACTACCACGCCGGAGGGAATCGAACAAATGAACGAACAAAACAACGAATCCCAACCAACCACCACCAACACCACAACAAACACCAGCCAAACAACACCAGCGCTCGCCGGCGTGTGCCTCGTCTGCGGCGAAGAATGCGCTGCCGGCGACACCATGTGCGCGAGATGCGGTGGGCTGATGCGCGGCTGGCTGCGGGAATATCCATCATGGTTGGATTCGCTGCATGAGTTCCTGGACTCGACCGCGCACTACGGAGGCCGCCAGCCTGGACGCGTCAACCTTCCAGCCGCGCCGACGCCAATCCGATTGCCGGTGCTCGACCACATGCAGGAGGTCGGGGACATGGCGGTCGCATTGTGGCGCAGACTGTACGCGCCATCGGCGATGCCATGGGCGAACGGCCGGATCCACCCGTCCCTGCTGGAATGTTTGAGCGTCTGCGCCGCATGTCCACGGTTGAACCGGCTTCCGGACATCGACATCATCTGGCACGACTGGCAATCATTGGCGCGCAAGACCTTGTCCATCATCGACGTGCCGCCTTCCAAGCACGGCATCGGCAGATGCCCGAACCCATTGTGCGGTGTCGAACTGTCGGCGCCCATCGACGCGGTCGAGGTCACCTGCCCCGTATGCGGCGGCACTTACCGTGTGGTGGACGTGCGGCTCGGCTTCCTGAAGGAGTGCATCGCATCCGGCAAAGCGTTCACGGCAGGGGAATGCGCCGAACTCCTGCGCGAATGCGGGTTCCAATGCGGCGTGAACACGATCTACTCGTGGCGCAGTCGCGGCAGGATTCAACCAGCCGGCAAGAACGGGAAGGGACAGCCGATCTACCGTCTCGCCGACGTGCACGGGCAGCTTTCCCGACGCGACTCGATTTGACGTTTCTCGAAGTGCAAGGCATAATTGTCAGTGGATTAGAGGGTTCAAACCGAGGTGACTTGGTTTGAACCCTTTTCATATCCACCTTGGATTCTCCTAACTCCTTGGGCTACGTAACACCGTCCTGCCCGAACGGCATATCGGACACGCTCCGCCCACCCACGTCAGAGTGGGCATACACCAACAGCGGCAGGCAAGCCAATCCCGCGCTTACGTGATGCGGTGATGCTCAAACCGCCTGTCCATGCCTTCGTAGGAATCAGTGGTAGATCGTACCGGCCGTGAGTCTTTATTGGATTCTCTTCCTTGTGGCCGCGTGTGGACGCGGGTTCGAATCCCGCCGAAGGCACCCATGAAAAGGAATGGCCCGGAATCGCTTCCGGACCATTCCTTTATTTGTCGTTTTGTTTGCGTGGCCTGCCGCCGCCGACACCTCTGCCGGGACGTCGCGCGTTCCACCGGTCGATGGTTTCGGGGAGCCAGCCGCGGGTGCGGCCGATGCGAACGTCCGGCTCCGGCAGGTCGTAGACGGCGGCGTTCGCGACGCCGAGTCTTTCGGCCACCTGTTTGACGCCGAGGTATTCAGTCGTCATCGCCGTCCCTTCTGTCCATGATGAGCGTGGCGATGCACCAGATGCCCGCCGCGAGTCCGAACAGTCCGGCTTGCCATGGTTTTCCTGTGAAGCCGAGCATGGCGGACAGCAGGCCGCATATGATGCCGCATATGGCGAATATCGTGCTTGTCTTCATGATGGGTCATGAAATAGGATGGAACCGGGGTTCCGGGCACTTGGTCTGCTCGGAACCCTTTCGTCATCTCTTATGGCGTGGTCGGCGCCGGATCGAGATGACGAGTGCCGCCAGCGCGATGATGTTGCTCACCACCGAGCTGATGGCGGTCACGATGTCCGTCCATTTCATGCTCACCTCCTTTCCTGTTGACATAAACTATTATATCAAAAATATATAAGTTATGCAAGCGAGATAGATATTACACGCCGAAAGGAGCAGAAATGAAAGAAGCCCTCGAAGAGATCGCACACCAGCTCACACGCATAGCCGACCAAGGAGAACAGGCGGGCATGCAGATCAGCAGGGGTGATGCCCTGGAAGCGTGGGGCCTGCTCATCTACGAGGACGACTTCCTCAACGCCTTGACCCGACTCGGAATCGAAGTCACCGACTGATGCCGACACGACCACAAGCACGATGCACCTTCACAGGATGCAGCCGCAAAGCTACACATCAAGGACGTTGTGACCAGCACCAACGCAAACCATGGCGGAATCCATCAGCACATACGAGAGCCTTGAGGCAACACCACACCGAATGGACGCACGTCAGAGCCGAACGCTTGAAGCTCGAGCCCAATTGCAGACGATGCAACCGCAAGGGAACCAATGTCGATCACATCATCCCAGTCGGCGCAGGTGGAGCATTCCTTGACATCAACAACACGCAAACACTCTGTGACCAATGCAAGACCCTTAAAGATCAAGAAGACCGAAGGAACTACCCCGGGATATTCCACTGACGGGTATGGCGTTCCGAAAGTCGAACAAAGGTTCGACTAGGGGCGCCGCCGAAACTCTTTTTCGCGCGTCTCAGGTTTTAGGGGTCAAACCACCATGTGAAGGAGGCTGTCATGGGTGCTCGTGGACCGCAGCGGCAGCCTCTCCAGTTGAGGGTCATCAATGGTCGCGGTCCTGATCGTGATGCAGGCGGCAGGAAGATTTCGGAGGACGATGCAGGTTTCGAGCATAAGGCTCCGTCGGTGCCGGCGTGGCTGTGCGGCGAGGCGTTGAACACTTGGCGGCGAATCGTTCCGAAGCTCGCGCGGTTGAAGCTCATCAAGCCGGAGGATCGGGATGCGCTCGTGGCGTATTGCACTGCTGTGGCTTCGATGAGGGCCGCGCAGGAGTGCATCAACGAGGAGGGCGTGCTCATCGAGACGGAGCGTGGTGCTCGCAAGCTCAATCCCGCTTTTACCGTGCTGACCCAATCGCAGAATACGATTCGTGCTTTCGCGCATGAGTTCGGCTTGACTCCGGCGAGCGAATCGAATGTCGCTGGAAAGGCCGAGGAAGATGAAGAATTCAACCCGTTCGCCTGAACTGCCGGACGCTGAGACTCTGGAACGTCTGAAGATCAGTCCCGAGGTCGCTTGGTATTGCCTGGAGCGTGGCATGGACCTGCCGAAGGAATGGCAGGTGCCGAAGATCAAGACACCGGAGCCAAGGAACGTCGATGGCGCAGTGTTCGACCCCGCTCGCGTCGACAAGGTGCTATTGAGCTTCCACACACTCCGTCACACGCAGGGCAAGTGGGCTGGCAAGCCGCTTGACCCTGACCCGTGGCAGCTGGCGTGGATCCTCGCCCCAGTGTTCGGATGGGTGAAGAAGAACGCCGACGGACAGTGGGTGCGCATCATCCGCGATTTGTATGTCGATGTGCCGCGTAAGAACGGAAAGTCGACGCTGTCTGGTGGCATCGCGGTCTATATGCTTGGTGCCGATGGTGAGCCGGGGGCGCAGGTCGTGTGCGCCGCGTCCACCGAACATCAGGCTGGCTTCGTCTTCCAACCGATCAAACAGCTTGTGGAGAAGACGCCGGCTTTGAAGGGTGTGATGACGGCGCATCAGAAGCGTATCGTCCACAATCGCTCCGGCAGTTACATGGAAGTGATTTCCAGTGCCGCCGATGCGGCGCATGGCATGAATCTTCACTGCTTCATCGTCGATGAGCTTCATGTGCATAAGACGCCGGATCTGGTGCGAACATTGGAGACGGGTCGTGGCTCGCGTACCCAGCCTTTGGGTGTGCGCATCACCACGCCTGATGATGGCAAATCGAACACGATTTACGATCAGACGCGCAAATACGTGGAGCAGCTCGCTGCCGGCACTATCAAGGATGACACGTATTACGGCGTGGTCTGGGGTGCCGACGAGACCGATAATCCATTCGCTGTCGAAACGCAGATGAAGGCGAACCCCGGCTACGGCAAGAGCCCGAGCGCCGAATACTTGGCGGCTCAGGCCAATCAGGCGCGGAATTCGCCGGCGCAGCTCGCCAGCTACCTCCGATTGCATCTCGGCATCCGCACGAAGCAGTCAGAACGCTTCATCACATTGGACTCGTGGGACCGCAATGCCGGTGCCGTCTACGCTTCGCCCGACCAGATGGCCGAGGCGTGCAAAGGCCGCGTCTGCTATGGCGGCTGGGATCTCGGTGCGGTGTCCGATCTGACGGCTTGGTCGCTGCTCTTCCCGGACGATTGCGGCGGATATGACGTGCTTCTGCGATTCTGGGCGCCCGAGTCCGATTTGCCGGCATTGGACAAGCGCACGGCGGGCATGGCATCCGTGTGGGTGCGTGACGGCTGGCTGACCCTGACGCCCGGCGACGTGACCGATTACGCCTTCGTGGAGAAACGCATCCTGCATGACCTTGACTTTTTTGATGTGCAGACCATCGGCTACGACCCGTGGAACGCAACGCAGGTCGCCAATGACCTGCAGGAGGCCGGGTTGGACGTGGATCGTCTGACCATCGTCCGGCAGGGCACGAAGACCTTGAGCCCGGTGCTCAAGGAGATGCAGCGATTGCTGCTCACCGGCACGAAGGACGCTCCGCTCTTCCGACACCACGGCAACCCCGTATTGCGGTGGAATGTGGACAATCTCGCAGTCAAGACCGACACGAATGGGAACGTCCAGCCGGACAAGCAGAACTCCGGCGACAAGATCGACGGCGTGGCCGCGACCCTGAACGCATTGAGCGAGGCATTGACCCGCCCCGCGCCGGAAAGGAGCATTTATGAGACGGAAAGCCTTTTTGCTTGACCTCCTGCAGTTGATTCTGGAGATTCTCGGACTCGCCTTCATCATCACCGGCTGTTTTCTTTTCTGGATTCCTCTTGGCTGGATTGTTTCCGGTTTTGTGATTCTGAGACTTGCTAAGGCGGTGAGCGAATGAGTCTCCTCTTCAAAGGCTCCGGCAGTGTAATCGACTTCGCCGGCAGGAATGGTGCCACGGTGACCGGCCCATGGCCGGTGGTCGACCCCGGAATGCCGTTGTCGAGCGGCCCTCGCGCCTTCGAGATCTATTCGACGCAGCCGAGCGTTCGCAAGGTCGTAGAATTCGTCGCGCGAAACGTAGCCCGCGTCCACATCCAGGCATTCGAGGGCGAGCCATACGGTCGACGCAAAATGCTCACCGACGGGCCATTGCATCAGCTGGTCAATCATCCGAATCCGGCGGCTGGCACGAGCACCTACCGTCTGATTCACGACATCGTGGCCGATCTGATGCTTTTCGACCGATTCCTGGTGGTCTACTCCGATGCAGACGGGACGCTCGAAAGGCTCCCGACCTCACAATGGCGGTTCCACAGGCGTCCGGGCATTATCGATGAGGCCGACGGCTTCACCACCACCGACCCGGCATCCAATCCTGACGGGTACATCCGCTTCGACGATCCGGACACCACGCTCGGATACTTCCGCGACAAGGGTTACGGCAGCTTCGATGGCATCAGTCCGATGCTCACACTGCAGCAGACTTTGGATGAGCACACCGAGGCCGTTAAGTGGCGTCGGCAATTGTGGAAGCATGGCCTGCGCATGCCCGGCTACTGGTCGCAGGATCTGAATGAGAAGGCTTTGTCCTCCGATGCGCGACGCAGACTGCAGACCGAGCTGGCGAATTGGATGGATGGCGGCGGCAAGGAGGGCGAGAGCCCTATCCTGCGCGGCATCGAATATCAGAAGGTCGGCACGGAATTCACGCCGAAGGACGCGCAGGAGGTCGAGGGTCGCACCTTGAGCGATATCGAGGTGGCGTCCGCCTATCAGGTGCCGCCGGAGATGGTCGGCGCAAGAGAAGGCAAATACGCTTCGCAGCAGGCCTTCCGCGACGCGCTCTACCGCGAGACATTGGGCCCACTGTTTGAGCAATTGCAGGGTGCTTTCAACGAGCAGATCTGCAGTCGATTCTTCCCGGGCCAGTTCATCGAATTCAATATCGAATCCGCTTTGCGCGGCAGCTTCATCGACGATGCGCAGGTCACGTCATCCGCCGTCGGTGGTCCGTGGATGAGCGTCAACGAGGCGAGAGCGGATCATGGTCTCGAGCCGAAGGGCGAGGAATACGACGAGATTTTGACTCAATTGAACACCGTCCGTGGCGGCGGCACTCAGGCGAGCCCTCATGACAGCGGCTCGCAGAATCTTGGAGGTGCAAATGCACAGGAATGACATGCGTCCTCTTTCCGAGAGCCGGAGGAAGACGCTTCTCGCCAAGTCCGAGCCAATGGGCGTGGGCAACGGCCAGTCTTTGGGCGAAGGCAAATTCACCGCGGTCGTATCGACCTTCAACGTGGTCGATTCGCAGGGCGACATGATGCTGCCGCACGCCTTCGATGATTCGATCGCGAATTTCCGCGCCGGCAAGACCATCCCGATCCTCTTCAGCCATAATTGGACGGATCCGAACGCGAACGTCGGCGTCATCACCGACATGCGGCAGACCGATACGTGCCTTGAGATTGACGGCCAGCTTGATTTGAGCAGTCCAAACGGCCTGCAGTGCTTCAAGCTTTTGAAGGACGGCCGCGTGCACGAGTTCAGCGTCGGCGGTGAGGCATGGTATGACGACGTGCAAACCGCGCCGGATGGCGATCTCGTCTGGCCCATCACGAAATTCGACCTTTTCGAGGTCAGTCTCTGTCTCAAGGGCGCGAACCCGGAAACGCGACTGGTCAGCACGAAAAGCGAGGACCCGCCGGCCGACACAGTCCAGCAGGACACTGATTCAAACGAAGGCTCCGAACCGAATGGTCCGGGGCCTTTTTCAATGCAGCAATTCGACCGCGACGAGCTCCGAAACATGATCCGCGAGGTCATGAACGAGGAACGGTCGCAGGACACCACCGACGAAGAAGCCGACGAACCAGAGCCAAGCGAAGGCGAACCGGCCGACGTTGAGAACTTGCCCGATTTGACCGCGTGGGCGGCGGAAATGGAAACACAGCTCATCACCGAAGGAGATTCCAACATGAGCATGAAGCAGGAACTGCAGGACACCATCGCCCGCGTGAAGGCGATCGCTAACAAGGCGCAGGGCGAAGGCCGCGAATTCACCGCGGACGAGAACGAGGAGATCATCTCCCTGCGCAAGAAGGCCGACGACCTGAAGGCGAGGATCGACAAGGAGCATGAGGCTTCCGAAGCCTTGAAGAGCATGCTGGCCGCGTCCGAACCGTCCGACGACGTGTCCGGCAAGCCGGTCGTGGCGAAGTCCATCGGCGAGGCATTCATCCACACCGACGCCTACAAGGCCTTCAAGAACGCCACCACCCCGGATCGCACGCCGGTGCGCATCGCCAAGAGCCTAATCCGCGTCAAGCAGGATCCGAATCCGCTGTCCACCGCGCTGCCGGGCGCCGTGAACCCGACCGTGCTGCCGGGCTACACGGATGTCACCTATCCGCAGCCGAACGTCTTCCTTGACCTCATCACCCGCGGCTCCACCGATTCGCCGTACATCAAGTACCGTCAGCTCATCTCCGTGACCAGTGCCGCCGCATCCGTCAATGAGAACGCCGAGAAGCCGCTATCCCAGCTCGGCACGCAGATGGCCGAGGCGAAGGAATGGACCTGCGCCGACGGCTTCAAGGTCACCAACCAGGAACTGCACGATGACGGCATCATCAGCACGCTCATCAACCAGACGCTTATGCGCAACCTGAACGCCTATCTCGAGAAGACCATCCTCAACGGCGATTCTTCGACCGATGTGGCGCAGAAGGGCATCCTGAACACGACCGGCACCCAGCAGGTCGCCTTCGACACGGACATCTTCACCACCGCGCGCCATGCGAAGCGCGTCCTGTCCGCCATCGGCACCAACATCCAGGCCATCGTCCTGAACCCGGAGGACAACGAGACAATCGACCTCACGAAGGACAAGCAGGATCGCTTCTACGGTCAGGGGCCCTTCGCGATGGGTCCGAGCACCCTGTGGGGCATTCCGCGCATCGAATCGCAGGCACTGCCGAAGGGCACCGCCGTCATGGGAGACTTCTCCACCGTCCAGCTGCTCAATTACGTGCCGCTGACCATCGAAGCGTTCAACCAGAACGAGGATGACGCCCGCCACAACCTGACCTACGTGCGCGCGGAGGAACGCAACATGCTCTTCATCCGCGAACCGAAGCGTCTCGCCGTGGTCAAGCTCGCCGCCGATTCCACTTCCAGCCAGGACCACAAGTGACCGGGAGGTGACCGATGGCGGAGTCGACGCTTGATCCGCTGGCCTCCATCTATGATCTCGCCTTGAAGACCGGAGGCAAGGCCGATGACGAGAAACTCAAACTCGCCTTGGACCTTGCCTCCGGCAGATTCCGCGAACAGGCCAACAATCCGATCAGCATGATGACAGAAACCATCATCCTCGACTCCGACGGAGGCAGGGCTCTCACACTGCCATGCCTCCCGGTGCACGAGGTGACGGAGCTGGTCATCGACGGCCGGCAGGTCACTGATTTCGAATGGTCCACGTCTGGCGCGATACGCCTCGACCGGCCGATTCCGGACAAGTGGAGGAGCGTGCAGATCACGTACCGGCATGGCTACGACCCGGTACCGACAGGCATCCAGGATGTCGTGCTCGAACAGGCCGCGGCCATCTACCAGACGCTGCCCGGACTCGTGTCCTACACCACCGGCGCCGAACAGCGCACCTATTCGTCCGCTCTGACGGTCGGCACGACGGCCCAGTGGGCGGCGATGGTCGCACGATACAAGGTGGACTGACATGGACGGTATCCACGGACATACGCTCACCATCACGACGAAAGTCGTGGACGACGAGCCGGACGAATTCGGCCAGCAGCAGTATGCGACGCGCAAAACCGTGCTCGATGGATGCAACGTGCAGCCGGTCGCAGTGACCGACCTGCCGCTCTTCCAGGACGCGAACCACTTGCCGCAATACAAGTGCTTCAGCCATTCCGGCGATCTCGTCGCGAGCCTGCTCACGGGCGATTCGCGCATCGAATGGAATGGCCGCATTTTCCAGCCCGCTTCGGCGGCATTCGACTATGTGACGCCTGACGGGATAGGCAACCACACCGAGTGGTGGATGACGGAGGTGACGTCATGAGCGGGAAATTCATGGTCGATGAGGATTGGATGCGCAAAAACGTGCTGTCCAATCCGGCTGTCACCTCAGCTTTGAACGCGAAGGCACGTCGGCTCGCTCCGGTTGTGAAGCGCATCGCCCTCAAGGAAGGTGATCGGCATTATGCGGAAAGCGTGCGCGTCGTACAGGGCAAACGTCCCGGTACGAAGTCGCCGAGCCACATCCAGAGGCCTTTCGCCCGCGTCATCGTCGGTGACGAGCAGGCCACGGAGAAGGAGTTCGGAGGCAAGCTGCCGAAGAAGGGCTTCCTGCGCCGCGCGATAGCGGAGATGGGGGACTGACTCATGCTCCTGCAAGGCCAATGGCCCCACCCGCTCCCTTTGCTGATCGCTTGGCTGAAGGACGATGTCGGCATCTCGGCGGTTTCGAAGCTGCCGGATGACATGAAAGACCATCTGCCTTGTGTGATGGTCACGCCGGCGCCCGGCGGAGGTCAGGGTGCCGACTATACGCGCACGCGAAGCGTCGACATCGACGTGTACGCGGCTGACTGGAAGTCGATGGCCGACATCACCGGACGTATCGAAGCTTCCATCTTCAGGCTCGGAGGCCGAGGCAACCGCTACGGCTACGTTGACGCCGCCCGAATCACCGAATTCTCTCAAATCGCATACGAGCGTGCCGCCGGCGTGCTTCGCTGCACCGCCACGGCATCTCTCGACATGCGCCCAAAAACCAGTCTCAAATAACGACAACGATTGGAGGAAATGATGGCTGCCATCACCGATGTGCCCAGCATTCTCAATGACAATAACGGAAACGTGCGAAAGTGGGGCACTCAGCTGCTCGCTATCGCCGACTATTCGACCGCGATGCCGGATCCTTTCTTCGACACCGCAACCAACAAACCGAATCAGCTGCCCGAGGGTTTCAAGGTGATGGGCTACATCAGCACTGATGGCGCGAAGATGAGTCGCGGCATCGAGTCCGCCGACACCAGTGCGGTGCAGGATCTGGAGCCGGTGCGTTCCGACATCACCGGACGTACCCGCACCCTGCAGCTCACCTTCCTGGAAATGAACGCATGGGTCAAGGCCTTGGCCCACGGCCTGCCCGTCTCCCAGTGGCCGGCAAACAAGGATGAGGGCTTCGAATTCACCGATGAAAAAACCACGGAATTCCCGTACTACCGCCTGATCTGGATCGGTCAGGACGGTGTGGGCGACGCGGCACATTACCGCATCGAGGCCGGGTATCGCGTCAAGGTCACCAATCAGGGCGACAACACCAAGAACCGCTCCGACGCCGAGGGTGAGGACCAGACCTTCACCTTCTTCCAGGATCCGAAGACCGGCAAGGTGTTCTACGAGGGCGAGAAGATCGCCAAGGCCGGTGCCGCGCCTCATGCTGATGTCTCCCAGTCGCAGCCGGTGTCCGATCAGGCAGCGTCCTCCGAGTCACAGCCGGTCGCCGACTGACATTGATTCTTCCCGCACCGGGCTTTTGATTCCTTTCACCGGTGCGGGATTTTCCCTTCTTCTCTCGCCGAAAGGAACACTGATTTTTTTGAAAGGATTGAACAATGACCGACAACAAGAAGCGTAAGGTCCGCAGCCTCAAGGCCGTGAAGGCGAAGTATCTTGAATCCCACCCGAAGATTCGGGAGTGGATCGAGTTCACCATCGACGACGAGCCGGATGCGAAGGAATTCCGCATCCACGCTCCAATTTTCCAGTCGAATGAGGAGAAGAAGGCATTCGCGAAGGCGCAGGAGTCCGACGACCAGTTCGACTTGGCGAAAGCGCTGCTCGGCGCCCAGTGGGATGATTTCATCGAGGCCGGCGGACAGATCAGCCTGCTTTTCCTCCTGCTCGACGACGCGGCCGATGAAGTGCATGAGACGGACAGCGAGGGAAACCCTACAACGCTTTAGAGCTCCTTGACGGCGATGGTCACGCGGAGGAATTGGAGGCCGCGTTATGCGCGGTCTACGCGCCGCGTGACCCCATCCAAGAGTTCTGGCAACGCAAGATCAGTCTCCGCGCATTGCATGCGCTGATAATCCACATGCCGCCGGACAACGTCTTCTTTCGTGCTTTGGCTGGTGATGGCTGGAGTGAGTCGGAATGGCTGTTGCACGATTTGGGCGACATGCTCCGTGACATCCAGCTAACCATCACCCAGTGCGCTCCATTTGTGGAGCATCCCCTTGAAGAGGATGACATCAGGCCTCGCACCAAGCCTCCGGCTGTCGTGGTGGCTGAGTCCAAACGCGAACAGTCGTCTGTCGACAGCAAGGCCTTACACGCGCAGGAGCGGAGCGAGCTCATGGCGCTTGTCACGGGCGATCAATCGAAAAACTGAACAGTGAGGTGGTCTCATGGCCGGCACAGCCGCATGGATCGATGTGCTCCCGAATCTGAGCGCTTTCGGCACGAAGCTCAACAGCGGTGTGACGGCCGCGGCCACCTCCGCAGGACGGAATGCCGGCAAGAAATTCTCCGACGCCATGAATCAGGCCGCTGGCCGTGACGTGCTGTCAGAGCAGGTCAAGAGCCTGCAGCAGGCTGAGAAGAAGGCCGCGCAGGCGGTCAGCCAGTGCACGTCGCAGATCGCAAAAGCGCGCGACGAGCAGAAAAGCGCCGACCTGCGCGTACAGGCCGCCGAAGTCAAACTGCAGGAAACCATCGTCAAAAGCGGACAATCCTCCTCACAGGCCATCAACGCCCAAGCACGACTCAACGACGCAAGGAGCAAGGCGAGGCAGAAGACCGAAGCCGTCACATCGGCCGAGGAACAACTCAAAGCCGCCAGCGAAGGCCTGAAAGAGACTCAGACGCAGCTCCACGACGCTCAGACGAATCTGAACGCGAGCACTTCCAAGCAGTCGGGATTTTTCGCGTCCGCCGCGGCATCGGCGCGCAATGCCATCAATTCCTTCCGTAGCATGCAATCAAGCGTCACCACCACTGCCGCAAGGGGAGTCGGAGATTCCGAACGCTTCTTCACCGCGTGGGGAGCCGCGAAGTTCGGAGCCATCAGCGGGTTCGCGCAGTCGGCATTCAGCAAAGTCTCAAACATCATCACCAGCAATGTGGAAGGCGCCATTAAACGCGCCGACACGATGAACAATTTCCCCAAAATCATGAAGAATTTGGGGTACGACTCGAATGACGCTGCCGCAGCCATCAAACGCATCAGCGCCAGCATCGACGGCCTGCCGACCACCACATCAAGCATGATCGGCATGGTCCAGCAGCTTGCTCCGTTGACCAAGAATCTGGACGAGGCCACCAGCATCGCATTGGCGTTCAACAATGCCGTCCTGGCCGGCGGCAAAGACACAGTGCTGCAGGCCAACGCCATCGAACAGTACAACCAGATGTTGAGCGCGAACAAGGTCGATGCCGCCGCATGGCGAAGTGTCGTCAATGCAATGCCTGGCCAGATGAACCAATTGGCCAAGAGCATCCTTGGCGCAAACGCGAAGCAGAACGACCTATATGAGGCGATGAAGGGTGGCAAGGTCACCTTCGAGGACTTCAATAAGGCGCTCGTCAAGCTCAATAAGGACGGCTACGGGCCGTACGCATCATTTACGACGCAGGCAAAAGACGCCACACAGGGCATCGGCACTGCGATGGAGAACGCGAAAAACCGCGTCCAGAAGGCCATCGAGAAGATTATCGAGGCGTTCGGTGTCGACCGCATCAGCGGCGTCATTAACAGCTTTACGGCGAAATCCGGAGATGTCGGCTCGGCTGTGGCCAAGGCGGTCTCCGGATCATTGGAATTCGTCGAGACCGGCAAAGTCAACGAAAAATTGGCTGAATCTTTCCACATCGACAAGAAGTCGTATGCGGGCATCGAAGACGCTTACCAGCGGATTCGGTGGGGGTATAAAGGTCTCACCGATTTCATCAAGACCGGTGAATTCTCGTACGAGTTCAACCGTGCCTTCGAGAACGCAGACCGCCAGACACTCATCGACTTCAAAGACAGCCTCCTCGGCATCCGCGACTCCGCCAGCGAGGTGCTGAAGAACCTTCCCGGATTGGGTGAATTTTTCAACACCCCGGCGGATGGCGACAAGTCGAACTTGAACAAGGCCTTGAAAGCCGCCAATGTGGCGCTTGCTGGTCTGAAGCCACTGCTCGACCTGCTCGCATCAATCGAGAAGGCGTGGAACGGTCTGTCCGCTGACCAGCAGGGCACCATCTTCGATACGGCCATCTACCTGTGGTTAGGTAGTAAAGGATTCAAGATACTGAAGAACATCTTCGGTGTCGCCAAGGATATCGGCAAAGGCTTCGGCATCGCCGGAAAAGGCATCAAGACCGCTGGCAACGCGCTGAAATCGTTCGGCAAGTTCCTCGGCGGGCTGAAGGCTCCGAAATGGCTGTCAAAGCTTACCGTCGGCAAGGTTGGAATCGCAGCCGGTGGAACCGCAATGCTTTCAGCTGCGAAGAACGTCGAAAAAGGCACTCCTAAGTGGGCATGGAGTCAACTGAACAAAATTCCCGGTTTCAGCGAGGGCGACAAGTCATACGCCGACTACCAGAAACGGTACAAGGCCGCACAGGAAAACAACAAGTTCCTCGGAATCAAGAACTCCATATGGGAACACAACCTGAATCCGCTGAACTGGCCATCAATGGCCGTGGGTGCCGCGAAAACCGGAATGAACAAACTCGGAAGCCTTCGAAAGAAAGCCGACGAGCAGGGGTTCGCAGGTAATACCGGTTCCGCGCAAGCTTCGATGAGCTCCGGCCAACGCGATGCCGGAGTCAAGGCTTGGAACGGCATCAAAGGCGCGTTCTCCGAGGCAGGGCAGGCACAGGCTGACAATACGGCAGCGCAGGTCAAAGCCCAGCAGGACACTCTGGCCGGCATCAAGAAGGCATGGGGCGACGCCGGCGATTGGATCAACACCAATTGGTGCGACCTGATGGTCAAGATTCAATCGAAGTTCGACGGTGCGGCCCAGTGGGTCGAGGACCGTTGGAACGGTGTCAAGGACTGGTTCGGGACCACAGGTCAGAAGATCGGCGACTTCTTCTCCGGTATTCCATCGGCGATTGGTGGATGGTTTGATTCGGCGGGCCAGTGGGTTGAGGCCAAATGGCAGGGCATCTGCGACTGGTTCTCAGGTGTTGGATCCTCAATCGGAGGTTTCTTCTCGGGTATTCCGGCCGCTGTCGGCGGTTTCTTTGACTCCGCTGGCCAATGGGTGCAATCCAAGTGGCAGGTGGTATGTGACTGGTTTGCCGGCATTCCCGGTTCCATCACCGGCTTCTTCCAGGGGATTCCGGGCACTTTCCAGTCGATTTTCCAGACGGCCAAAGACCGGATAACCGGCGTCTTCAGCTCGGTCGGCACGTGGTTCGACAACAACGTGAAGATTCCTATCTCCAATGCCGTCAATGCCATCGGCCAGACCTTCCAGTCCACCAAGGATTGGATTAAACGAAGCTGGGATCAGGTCAAGAAGGCCGCAAGGGCTCCGGTGGCCTTCGTCGTCAACACGGTGTACACGAACGGCATCAAGAAGGTATGGGATTCGGTGGCCGGCGCCGTCGGCCTGAAACTCTCCCTTCCGACGGTGAAGTTCGCAACCGGCGGCACCGTCGGCGGCATCAACCCCGGTTACGCTCCCGGTGTCGATTCGATCCCGGCGATGACCTCGCCGGGCGAGGCGTGGATGGTGCCGGAATGGACCAAGGCGGTAGGCGCGGAGAACGTCTACCGCTGGAACGCTTTGGCTCGCCACCATGGCGTGCAGGCCGTCCGTGAGGATATGGGTCTTGATGGCGTCCAACGCTTCGCCAAAGGTGGCATTGCCTCCAAGATTGGCAAGGCGGTGTCCGGAGCGAAGAAATTCATCGAGGATTTGTCCCAGACAGCTCAGGCCTTTGTGAAGAATCCTGTGGATTGGGTCACGTCGAAGATTCTCACGCCTGTGAAATCGCAGGTGGCGGGAATCAGCGGCGGCCAGTTCGGCCAGATGGTCGGCAGACTGCCGGTGAGTGCCGCTACGGCTCTTGTCGACAAGGTCAAGTCGATGGCGTCCGACCTGGCATCCAAGTGGACCAGCAAATCCGAGGCGGGCCAATATCATGGTTCGGTCGGTGGCGGCGTGGAACGCTGGAGGAGCCTAGTCCTGCAGGTGCTCAAGGAATTGGGCCAGCCAGCAAGCTGGGCCGACACCGTGCTACGCCGAATGAATCAGGAGTCCGGCGGCAATCCTAACGCCATCAACAACTGGGATTCCAACGCCAAAGCGGGTATGCCGTCGCAGGGCCTGATGCAGACCATTCCTGGCACATTCAATGCCTATGCGGGGCCGTACCGCTCGCGTGGCATCACCGACCCGCTCGCCAACATCTATGCCGGCTGCAATTACGCGATCCATCGGTATGGGTCGTTGGCCGGAATGAATCGTGCGGGCGGCTACGCGCTCGGCGGCATCGTCGGAGACGATAGACCGACCCTGTACGATCGCGGCGGCATCCTGCCTCCCGGACGGCACCTCGTGGCCAACGAGACCAAGCAGCCCGAACTCGTGTTGACGCGAGAGCAGATCGTCAAGATCTTCGGCGCTGACGTCAAAGATAAGGGCGATCGGACCGTGAACCTCAACGTCAACATCCCCGAACGCTCGGATCCATGGGCTGATGCGAGCATCCTCGTGCGCACCGCGCGACACCAATTGCGATAAAAGGAGGCCGATGTGGCTTATTTTGCGGAATTGTCGGCCTCCGGCTTGGAGCCGGTGCGTTTCGAGGGTTCGGGCGATCTTGACTGCCTGTGCATCGCGAAAGGCGGTATCGGGGGCTGGTGGTCGACTCCCGCCGCGAAAGTCAATGTGACGGCGCGAGGGCAGGGCGACGGTGGACATGATGTGAGCGAGGATGACATCTCCTACGCCAGCCGCGCCGTCACTCTGCATTGGAATGCCAACGCCTCCAGCCGTGACGAGCTGCTCGCTTTGACGGACAGTGTGCGCAGGCTCGTGCATCGTCAGGTCAGGATGCGCGTGGTCGACGGCACCGAGGACACCTACTGTGCCGGCGGCTATCTGACTGTGACTCAGCAGCCAGATTATCGTACCGGCAGCATCGCCGATTCGACCATCACCATCGTCTTCGAGCGTCCCGAACGCCTGTCCACGCTGGCTCATTCGGGTGAGGCTCGCGCGTCGGTGGTGCAGTCGGGCGGCTTGAGCTACGGCGCGGCTAATGGTGGCTTGGCATATCCGCTGCAGTATGGCGTGGCGTCGGATGGTGCGACGGTGATGCGCTTGCCGAATCAGGGCACTAGCCGCGCATATCCGACCTACACCTTGTGCGGAGAGTGGCCTGATGGCTGCACGCTCCGCTTGGCGTGCGACGGGCGTAATTCCACCATCGCCTATTCACGCGCCATCCACACCGGCACACCAGTATTGCTGGACACCCGCTCCCGCACCGCCACCATGGGCGGCGTGGACGTGACCAGCGGATTATCACAGCGCGGGTGGATGACGATACCGGCCGGCAAGAGTCTGACGGTCAATCTCGCCACCGCAGGCAGCGGGTGGGTCAGCTGCTCAAGCCATGACACCTACATTTAAACGTTTTTCCGATTCGGAGGTGCAACACTTATGACCACGGCTTTAGGCATTCGTCCCGACGCGAAATCGCAGGGCGTCAGCCCCCAGGTGCATCGGCATATCATCAGCGCCCAGTGGGCCAGTGACGGCATCATTCAGGGGCTTACCGTGACCGGAGGCACAGGGCTCACCTACACGGTGAGCGCCGGTACCGCATTGATTCAGCCTGACGGCCAGAAGGGCGAGGCGGTGCTCGCTTATTGGCCGGGCGGCGCCACTCCCGCAGTCGCCGCCGGTAACGCCGGATTGAGCCGATACGACGTGATTTGGCTCCGCGCCCACGACCTCGACAAGGGAGACGCGGACAATCAGGTGGTGCTCGGCGTCACTCAGGGCACGCCGGCCGCTGACCCAGACGTGCCGCTCGACCAGGTGCCGTCCGATGTGGTGCGTTTGGCGGCCATGCTCGTGCCCGCCGGCATGACACAAACCAAATCGTGCAGTACGGATGGCGCGGAACGCTACGCCATGCCCTACGGCGCGAGCAAGGGTCTCATTGCGCGTAACGTCCGAAACTACGAGGGTCCCGCAAACATGGGCGACGGTGGGAAGGACTATTTCGAGCAGGACACCAGCTTTTATCTGCCGACCGACAGGCTGGTGGAGCTCAGGTACACGGCCACGGCGGCCGCCTGCCGACACGACAATCCCAAGAAGCCCACCGAGGACGCCACACAGATGGCCTGCTGGTATGTCGGCTTTCAGGTCGACGGGCAGGACGTCTCCGGTGGCGGCGGCCAATTCCAAGTGTCCCGCGCGTGGCAGCAGGTGCACCTGAACGCCCTGGTGTCATTGCAGGCCGGGTGGCACACCGTGCGCACAAGAAATCATCGCGTCACTTGGGGCGAAAACGTCTATTTCATCTGCCATTCGGATGGCAAGGAGAACTATCCCGGCCGCACCCTGGAAGTGTGGGACCGTGGCGTGAACGTCGGCTAAGGAGGCGCACTCATGGCTTGGCGCGCGTATATCGTGGATACGATCAGCGGACAGCTCTTGTGTCCAATCGACTTGCCGAATTTCAGCTGGTCGGTCAGTGTGGCCGACTCATCGCTTTCCACCACGAAATCCAAGGGTGTGGGACAGGACGAGGTGAGCGGTCTCAAGGTGCCATGGACCGCGGTGCCGGCCAATTCGCCAGGCGAACGCTCACGGCTCCTCGCGCCAGACCGGCGCAGCGTCGCACTCTGCTGGACGAGTCCGCTCGATTCGGAGGATGCCATCGGCACACCAATATTGTGCGGCCTCATCGGACAACGCAAGGACGGGCCACTCGACACCGACTTCAGCCTGACGAGCATTTACGGGCTCTTGGGCGACCGGTATCTGGTGCGCGAGGGAGTCTACGGCACTGCCAATGGCAGCACCAGCACCGACGTCATCAACTTCAACAATCTCTCCTTGCGCGCCATCGCGGCGGAGGCGGGGTGGCTGTGCACCAATGCCAAGCCGGGCGGCGGACTGCCCATCGACTGGCACTACCGAGGAGAGCAAGGCTCGCACCAGCGCGAATACGATTCATGGGATATCCAGAACCTGAAGTGCTCGGCCGTGTGGGACAAGATCGCCAACGTGGAAAACGGGCCGGATCTGCAATTGCGGCCGAAATTGTCCGGCAATACGATTCGCTTCGACTTCCTCGCGGGCTCCGACGCGAATCCGGACATCGCGCAGGGCACCATACTCGAGCTTTCCAGCTCGCCTTATGGCGGGACGTTGGAGAACATCACCATCGACCACTTGGGTGCCGTCAGCCGCGTGTACGCGTCCGGTTCGGGCACTGACAAGGCGCAGTTGTGCCACCTGTCCGAGGATCTGAGGCTCGTGAGCGGCGACCATGAGCCGTTCCCGCTCCGCGAGATGGCCTACAGCGACACGGACGCCGCCGATGCAAATCTGCTGCGCCAGCATGCCGACGGTGTCCTTTCCGCGAATCACGCGCCGCTCATGCAGATCAAGGGCGAATTGCACGCCAATGATCTGAGCGTGGACGGCACGCCATTGCATCCGCTCGGCAGCTTCTGGCCCGGCGAGACGATGCGGTTGGACATCCAAGGCTTCCCGAGTCTCGCGGACGGCGTGTACGAATGCCGTCTCATGCAGATGAGCGGTGACCAATCGGACAAGGTGAGCTTGATTTTCGATGCCATGGATGATCCCATGGCCTGACATTTTGGAGGTGGCAATGTCCTCTCATGTGGAATTGAATCCAGACGATTCGACGCTCGGCCTGAGCCTGGGCATGAAGGCCATGCGCCTCGCCCTGACCCAGAAGACCCACAAGATGGGCACCGTGCGCATTCCCGGCACGGGCGGCACGGACGTCATCATTGGCGATGGCGCGCAGGATGGCGCGAATCGCATCGACCAGGATGGTAATCAACTGCCGCTCGTGGACACGAGCGGCATCGACAAGGCCGCGCAGGACGCGCAGCAGTCCGCCGACAAGGCCATGGCGAAGGCCGACGAGGCGATCGCCAAGGGCGAGCAGATCCGCCAGGACGCGCAGGCGGGCATCGACGACGCGCGCAAGCAGGCGCAGGATGCCGCAGCCAAGGCCGACAAGGTCCGAAGCGATCTGACCCGGCAGGTTCAGGATGCGAAGTCCGAGATGGACTCCACCGTCAAGGCCGCCCAATCATCCGCCAACAAAGCTCAGTCCGCAGCAGACGCGGCCCAGAAGGCGGCCGACAAAGCCAATGCATCCACCGCCGATCTGGACAAATCCATCCAGGCCGTCGATGCGAAGGCCATCGCAGCGAAACAGGCCGCAGCCGAAGCCCAGTCCAAAGCCGAGAACGTCGCATCGGATCTCGATTCCGCTAATGCGGTCATCGAACAGCACACCACCGAACTCGGAAAACTGACGACGAAAGTCAGCAATGCTGTCAAGAAATCCGACAATGCCCTGAGTGTCTCCACGGAGGCCAAGCAGACTGCTACCGAGGCATCGACTACGGCATCTTCCGCATACAAGGATTCGCAGACCGCTCTTACCCAGAGCACCACTGCGACCCAGACCGCAACCGCCGCAAAGACCACTGCCGAATCAGCAGGCAAAACCGCAAACGATTCGCTCAAGCAGTCTTCCGCAGCTGTGCAGACGGCCGATCAGATCAGCACGACTCTGAGGACCGAATATCAGACCAAAGCTGATGCCGATAAGCTCTATGCGACCCAGTCCAGTCTGAAACAGACTTCTGATTCCATCACGGCTTCCGTATCAAAGACATATGCAACGAAAGATGCGTTGTCTGCTCTCCAGAACGTTGCGGATAACGCCATCGAATCCTGGCAGGGAACCGGTGTTCCGACACTGACGAACAAGCCGGCTTCGGACTGGACCACAAACGCCGATAAGAAGAAGCACTCCGGTGATCTTTATTATGACAAATCAACCGGCAAGGCATACCGGTTCGGCTCCGACGACGGCAAGACCTACACGTGGGAGCTGAATCAGGATACCGATGTCACCAAGGCATTGGCGGATGCAGCCAATGCACAGACTTCCGCGAATAACGCACAGGCATCCGCAACGGCAGCGAACACTGCAGCCGGTAAGGCCCAATCGACGGCAAATACCGCAGTCAATAATGCAGCCACAGCGAAGAACGCAGCCGATGCCGCACAATCCAGTGCGAACAAGGCCCAGGGCGATGTCGATAAGCTGAAGATCGATATTCCGGCGACCTATGCGACCAAGAGTTCTCTGACTCAGACCGCGGAATCAATCACGGCGAATGTCGAGTCCGTCAAGACAACCGCAAACAGCGCCGTGACAGCCGCATCCAAGGCCCAACAGACCGCCGATGGTATTTCCGCAAATCTGACAAAGAACTATCAGACAAAATCCCAGGCTGATACGATATATGCGACCAAGGCGAGTCTGAAGGCGACTTCCGATAGCATTTCCGCCGAAGTAACCAAGGCTCAAGGAACCGCCGATGGTGCCGTGACGGCCGCATCCAAGGCACAGCAGACCGCTGACGCCGTAACTCTGAATCTGTCGAAAAATTACCAGACTAAGGCACAGAACGATGCTCTGTATGCAACCCAGACGAGTCTGAAGACTACTTCGGATTCGCTTAGCGCGAATATTACGGCAAATGCGAAGACGGCTCAAAGCGCTGTTGACAAGGCTACGAGTCTCGAAGCGAATCTAAATGGGTTTAAGACGACTGTGTCTGAGACCTATACCACTAAAACTGATTTCAATAATCTTACGATTAGTGGACGGAATCTTCTCCTCAAAACGAGTGTTCCGACCGTTGTAACCGGTAGCGGAGGTGCGAATCAGTGTGTTGCATTCTATAGCCTAGCAGTCGGAAGCCTTAAGAACCTTCCGGTTGGCATGTACCATATGCAGTTCAAGATAAAATCCGATACTGCCGGCGGAACCGCATATGCGCAGTGGAGTGCAGAGCCTTGGGGTCTAGGGAGCATTATCAAGGTCAATATCGGAACAACAGAGCAGACGTATTCGGTTGATTATTATATTACCGATAACAATTACCCGGATACGAAACGAATGTCTGTCCGACTAGACAATGCCAAGGGTAACGTGACCATTCGTGAGATGAAACTCGAAAAAGGCACTAAACCAACCGACTGGTCTCCAGCCCCAGAGGACCTTCAGCCCGCAGGAGATTACGCAACCAACAGTTCTCTTACCCAAACAGCGAATTCCATCAAGGCGCAGGTGTCGGAGGTCGCGAAGACCGCTTCCGGGGCGATGGGCAAGGCGTCCTCGGTGGAGCAGACGGCCAGCACATTGTCCTCGAAACTGTCGGAGACCGCGAAGACGTTGGATTCGACCGTGCAGACCGTCAACACGGTGAAATCCACGGCCGACTCGAACAAGGCCACGTTGACGCAGGTCGCGAAGACCGCCTCCGACGCGTCGAGTCGGGCGAGCAGCGTGGAACAGTCGTTGAACGGCTTCAAGACGACTGTAAACCAGACCTATGGCCGTGGCTCGAACCTGTGGGTCAATCCGACCTTCGACCCCGACAAGCCCCAGATCACATCTCGGGTGAATAATGTCACTGCGCCGAATGGGAGCGGAGTGAATCTACTCGCCAGCCGTGATCATCACAATAATGCCACTAGTTTTCCTGTAGTTCCGGGTCATACCTATGTGATAACCGCTCATATCAAGCGATTAAAGGGAGACAAACCACTGAATGCTGGCATCTGGTACACTGCACAGACCGGCGGAAATTCCTTTGGCACATATCGGGGAGCTGAATCGACGTCAGACCTTAGCGACGGATGGATTGCTGCGACATGGCGTTTCTCCTGTCCGAATGGGAAATCCAGAGGATGTGTGTTCTTCCAGATCGATCAGTCGGCAAGTAATGGTCCGACGCAGTGGTATGTGGCGAATGTCGTCTGCACCGATGTCACCGGTCTTCAGCCAGCCGGAGATTACGCCACGAATTCCTCCCTGACGCAGACGGCGAACCAGATCCGCGGCGAAGTGTCGGAGAAATACCAGTCCAAGAACGGTATGAGCTCTTACGCCACGAATTCCGCCCTGACGCAGAAGGCGGATGAGATCACAGGCAAGGTGATGGAGGTCGCCAAGACCGCCCAGGGGAACACGACCACCATCAGCCAAGTGTCCCAGAAGGCTGACAAGATCAACACGGCCCTGTCGCAGCAGATCAGCGGCAAGGCCGACACGAGCAGGGTCAGCAGCCTGGAACAGACCCTTGACGGGTTCAAGACCAGCGTGGCGAAGACCTATCAGACCAAGGGGGACTATCCGACCAAAGCCGAGGTGCAGTCCAGGATCGACCAGTCGGCCTCCTCGATCAAATCGACGGTCGGCCAGACCTACACGACACTCGCCGCGACCGAGGCGTTGAGGAAGAGCGCGACCCGTATGTTCACACTGACCGGCGCGGCCGGCAAGGCGAAATGGGTCAAGCTCGGCTATCTCACCAGCAGCGGCGACGCGTCGAGCGTCCTCCTGCACGTGTACTCCGGCGACGGGTGGAACGGCAACCCCGACCAGAACGCGGAGTTCGAGATCTTCGTCAAGGACGGCTGGCCGCAATCAACGTCCGCTACGGGCGCTTTCGGCGTCTCCGTGAGCCGCATTCGCGGCGCCGACGATGTGAAGGTCAAGGTGATGGCGTTCAGCGCCACCACGTGCGACATCTGGGCGTACCTGCCATGGAACTACTGGAACGGGCACTACACGCTCCAGGGCGACTACAAGGCGTGGCAGGACGGCCCAAACTGCGGCGGCACGAGGATACAGGACACGGAGCCCACGAACGGCACCGCCCAGAACCTCGCGTACGATACGATCAGCACGCGCAGCTACGTCGACCAGACCAGCAAGTCGGTGGCCTTGGGCGTCGTGCAGAATTACAAGGGCACGGACGGGTCGGGGCTGGCCACAAAATCTGATATCACGGTCGCAAAGAACAGCATAACCAGCACAGTCGCAGGCACTTACGCCACCAAGAGCGGCGTCACGCAGGAGATCAGTTCCAAAGTCTCGCAGAACAATGAGTCGCTTGATGTCAAGTTCGCCACGAAGGTTGAGATCAAGAACGCGCAAGCCTCGGCCAATACGGCACAATCGAACGCCTCCGACGCCCAATCGCGTGTCGGGGTTTTGGAGGACTGCATCAGCCTCACTTCCGCAGGCGTTCGCGCCGGCCACCAGAAAAACGGCGTGTTCAACGGCGTGAGCGCCCTCGTGAACACTGACGGCAGTTTTGACCTGCTTGACAAGGACGGCAAGCTGCTCACACGCATCGACCGGCACAGTTTGCAGGTGGCCGGTGATAATGGCGTCGGGTCCGGGCATTTGATCCTGTCGCAGGACGGTCTTGACATCACCGTGCAGCCTACGGCGAACAAGGCGGTCACCTATCATATCCAGCTCGGCGCGGGCGGCATCAGCATCACCGCGCCAGACGGGTCGCACGTCGAATGCTCCGCCCGTACCGGCCTGGATCTGGAGACGGTGAAATACGGCAAACTGTCCATCGGCTCCGGCGGCCTGCAATTCACGAACGACCAGGGCTGGGGCTTGGCGCTCTCCGCCGCGGGCTGGAGTCTGAAATGGGCGGGGAACCACACGCTCGCCACGGGCCCGACCGCTGGCGCATTGTACATCGACGGACGTCAGATCGTCACAAGATGATTTTTGGAATATGGAGGTAAGTATGGATGATGTCGTCACAACCGATGGAGTGTTGGATTTGCGTCCGGCGAAGGACAGTCTTGTCTATCAGCTTTTGCGGCTTGGATTGTCTTTCGACCATAAGGACGCGTCCGGTGAGACCTGGACTGATTACCGTCGCGGCGTGATCGTGACTTTCACGGGTCGTGATACGGCGACCGATGTCGTTGTCGCCGATATGGACACCAAGGATTCCATGACGGTTGCCGTGTCCGCCTTGGCGGATGTCACCGAAGTGAAGACCTGGCGCAGCGATGGCGCCGAGGGTTAGGCGTCCTCTTTCCTGATTGTCTGTTTTGTTGTTCCCGTCGTTTCAGGCGGGTTTTCTCTTTTTCCAGGAGGTTATGTTGACTCAGATCAAATTCGATTTCGGCCATCCAAGCGCCGATGGCGTCGCGGTTTTGGCCGACGAACTGGTGCATGTGGTGCCTACCGGACGGTTCAAGGTCGGCAAGCGCATCGTCGTGCGCGACTTTTTCGACGTGCGACTGTCGGAAAGCGGCACTGCCACCGTTAACGTTCCGCCGACCGACAACACGTTCGCGTATGAGGTGACGGTAGGCGAATCGCCGGACGCTTGGCGTTTCGTCCGATGCGTGCAGGTGCCGGATTCGGACACGCCCGTGGAGTTCGCGGACCTGGTCGATGTGGATGCGAGTACTTTGGCTCCGGCGCTTAACACTGGTGCGGCCTTGACCTACCTGCTGGCGTCCAGCTTGCAGGAGGCGCAGGCCATGTCGGCGGCGAATCCGGGTCAGATGGTGTTTTATCCGGAGGGCAAGGCCAAGACTGTCGCTTCGCAGATTCTGGAGGATCTGACCGGTGCCCGTGCCGTGGTGGAGTCGCAGTCGGCTGCGGCTGCTCAGGCGGCTAATGCGGCGCAGGCCTCGGCTGCCGGTGCGCAGGCGGCGAGCGTGCAGGCTGCGGATGCCGTGCAGGCTGTGTCGGAGCAGACGGCTCAGGTGTCGGCCAACGCCGCCGAGGTGCAGTCTGCCGCCGATAGCATTAGCGAGTCCAAGGCCGTGGTGGAATCCCATGCGAATGAGGCTCTGACGGCGATTGACGAGGCTGTGAAGAGCGTGCAGGATAAGGCGTCCGACGTGTCTGGCGAGGACAGGACGGATACCATGCCGACCGATTCCACCAATTCCGCCTCCTCTCAGGAGGCGTGACATGGGAGTATTGCTCAACGGCGTGAAAGTCGGCCTCCCGTATATGACCAATAATGGCGTGCCTGTGCCGATGAACGCTCTATATGACGGCGTGCAGGTATGGCCGCCAGCAGCCGAAACACTCGTGGACGTGTGGCTCAAACCGGTGAACTTCACCTCCCAGGCGCTCTACAGTGACCACCCGGAGCTTAAGGTGGCCGCTCAGAAGGTCTTCGCGGACGGCCATATCGAGGACGCCGCTTTGACGCTTTCCACGGCTGATACCACCGTGGCGAGCATCACTGCCGGCACGGTGAGCTTCGTGAGCAACGCTTCGAATTTCCTCGCCGTCCTCAAACAGGACGCTTTCAAACCGTGCCACGTGTCGATCTCCGAAAGCGGCAAGGCTTTGGGCGTCAAGCAGATTCTCGTCCAGCCTGACAAGCCGGCGACCGCTCCGGTCGGCAGCCTGTGGTGCCGCACCGAAAAACTCCACAATGGCCTCAAATATTACACCGGCAGTACGGGCAACGATGCGAATGTCATGTGCTTCCTGCTCGACCGCATCCGCGAAGTGTGGCGCAGGGAATGGGATGATTGGAAGCTATTGACGGGAAAGGAATTGGAGAATCATGCAGAGGATTAACCGGTATCCGTCACCATTGACACCATTGATCAATGATGGGACAGGCGACATCAGACACGGCGATTATGATGGCGCAACCGACAATCTTGAGGCTGGCACTTATGTCTTCGAGGCTGACGTCCAAAACAGTGGGACTCAAACCGACGTAAATATGATATTGTTCGATTCTGCCTGGAGGACCCTTCTCATTTCCGACAAGATTGGCCACGTCAAAACGACTCTCACACTCAAAAAGTCAGACCGTCTTGTCATTCGGCCAAACCAGATCGGTGTGACAATCAGCAATGTCATCGTGGAACGCGCCGATACTTACGCCATTGCCGCGGGGGGGGGCTTCCGAGCTTCTTCACCGCAGGCACCGCACCGTACTAGCCCCGTCAAGGCGGGTGGTCGGCGATGATCGTGCGGAATACGGCGCAGACCACCAAGACCATCCTGTCGAACGGCAATTCATTCCCCGGCACCGTGGAAGGGCAGACCTACACGGCGACCGAGGACAATCAGCTCTTGCGGTTGTGGGGCAACATCGTCCTTCCATCGCTGACGGGCGGATACATATGTTCGGCTGTCATCGAGGATGTGCAGGGGCGTGTGGAGCCGACGAGCAACGATGTCACGTTCAGCGGCGGTGCGGCAATCACGAAGAACAGGTACACGTGGGGCAAAGGGTTGCTCATGGGCGCCGGTGCGAAGGTCCTGCTCACATGCCGAGGACTCTTCTCGGACGACGATTGGACTGTCCTCCAGGCGGTCGGCGTCAACTGCTTCGACAAGGATACGGCAATCTACTAGCCCTCGGTCTGGGGGTGGCCGCGTGAGAATCAAGAATCTCTACGATCCACCGACCCTGAAGGACCGTGATCCGGTCGCTCCGTGGACTCCGAATTATAAGAACGCCTCGTCGAAGATCACCGACGAGGGCTGTGAGATAACCGTCACCGGCGAAGATACTGGCTGGTTGTATCCGCCAGAACCAAGGCCTGATGGACTGGCGAACGTCGTGTGGCAGCAGAAGGACGGCTCGTATCTCATCGGCACCAGGAATAACTTGACTGTGCCGATACCTGTTGGCGTGACGGTGCTGACCCGCCTGTGTGGTTTCGATGACGGTTCGCTCATAACCCTGCTGCAAAATGCCGGATTGCCGCTCGTGTTCGCCGCCGTTGACAACCCGTATTAAACCAACCACAGCCCCGCCACGTGCGGGGCTTTTCCATGGAAGGAGATGTAATGTGCTGCAAAATTTCCTAGCCGGTTTCGGCGGCGTGGGCGGCGCGTGCGCCCTCATCACGCTCGGATTGAAAGTCTGGCCGGGCGCTCTCGAAACTCTGGCGACATGCCTGTACTCGCACGTGCAGCCCGAACGCCTGCCATACAACAGCGTGCTCAGCCAGCATTTCGCAAAAACCCGCCAACTCGGCGAACGCACCGAGAAATTCGACGAACGTTTGGACGAGCTATGCCGTGACACGATCAAAAACACGCTGATCTCGCTGATCTACGGCGACCAGTCGCACGACCACAGCGAGGCCGTCCGATACGAACTCGACAAACTCGAAAAACTCGACGCGCAATGCTGGATCGTCGCCGCAGCCGAAAAATATTTGGAGGACCGGCAATGACGCGTCTAGCCATCGCAGGCGGCATATACCTGCTGCTTCTTGCGCTCGTCATCGCGTTCAATCATGGCGCGCATATGCATTGACCACTATTTTCAAGGCCGTCTCCCCGGAGACGGCCTTCCTTATGCCCGAAGGAGGCAATCATGGCGGAACACGCCAACGAAAAACAAACCACCAACAATCTTCCCGGCCTGACCGGCGAACGCGTCAAGGCCGGCGTGACCATCGTGGTCACGCTCTACGCTCTGGTCAACGCCGGACTCAATCTGGCGGGATACAACACACTGCCCTTCACCGACGAGCAGGTGTCCGCGACTGTCTTCAGCGTCATCGGCGTCATCGGAACGATTTACGGCTGGTGGAAGAACCAGAACATTACATCCGCCTCGCTCGCGGGCCAGCAGCTCGTGGACGCCCTGAAGAAGGAGGGTGTGGTCCACGGCGTCAGTGCCGCGAAGAGCGCGGCCCTGAGCGCGGCGGCAGCCGTGGACAAGACCACGCCGAAGACTGCCGCCGAATCGGCCGAATCGACGGACACGGACGACACCGTGGCAGACTCCGACTTTGTGCCGGGCGGTGACGTCCAGTGACCGGCGCAGGCTTCGCACTATGGCGCGGCAGTCCGAACCACTATCAGGGCCGTGACGGGTTGCACGTCGGTCACATCACCCTGCATATCATGGTCGGCCGATTGGCCGGCACGGACTCGTGTTTCATGAGCTCCAGCTTCCAGGCCGCCTCGCACTATGGCGTCGGCGGCGACGGCAGCGTCTACCAGTGGGTGGACGAGACGCAGGGCAGCTGGGCGGACGCCAATTGGCAGAGTGATTGCAGCGGCATCACCATCGAGCACGAGGGCGGAATGGACGGCATCCCCGTCACCGACGCGGAGGTCGAGGCCAGCGCCAGACTGTGCGCCGACATCGCCAGCCGATACGGGTGGAAAACCCTCTGGCACGACGCCAGCGGCAACCGGCACGGCAACGTCGTCCTGCACCGCGAGGTGCCGGGCACGGACCATTACGGGTGTCCCGACAGGTGCGTCAACGCGCTGCCGGTGGACAAGATCATCAAAAGAGCAAACGAATTATTAGGAGGAGACGACATGTCGGCAGAAGACGTGTGGAATTTCAATCAGAATGGTGTCCTGATGCGTGATCGCCTGCAGGGTACGGACGCGGCGGCAAACGCCACGAAGAAGGAGCTTTTCCGGCTTTCGCAGTGGGACAGGAACACCCACGCATCCGCCTTGGGCAACCTCGTGGTCGAACAGCCGGTGCAGGGCGGCGCGAAATTAGGGGATCGTGTGGCCGGCATCGATGCGAAGACCAGCCAATTGGTCACGCAGGTGGCCGCCCTGACCGAGGCGGTCAAGACCCTCGCCGCGAGCAAGGGCGCCGACCCCGACCAGATCGCGGCCGCGGTCGAGAAGGCCGTCAAGGCCAAGCTCGACAAGCTCAGGATCACCGTCACCGACGGCCAGTGATTAATTTTCGGGCGCGAGACTCAACCTCGCGTGGAAAAATTTCACGCATTCGAATGCTTGTGGAAATTCTCACACCCCGTTTTTAAGCGTGGGAAATCGCGCTTTTGAATTCCTGTTGGAATATTTTGCGCCCTAATGCAACATCGCCCCTCTCTCAGCATGATGCTGGGGGAGGGGCTTTTTCTTCATTCCGCATACAAACCGCATACAAAGACCGTCACGTTGCGTTCCATACAGTCATAATCAATCACAACTTACAGGATGGCAAAAGCGTTGAAATGCCAACGTTTCTCAATCTCCAAACATTCTGTCAAACCAAACCTAAAAACCACCAGATATAACAGAATGTCGCAGGTTCAAATCCTGTCAGCCCGACGAAAACCGTTAGAAACAAAGGCGTTTCAGTCGGTTTGAAAAATCCTGTTTCCGGTTTCGGTACAAAACGGTATAAACATGGCAACGCAGAAAAACCTCGTGACCTTTTGCGATGTTCACATGGTTTCGTCCGTCTGGGTTTTCAAACGGAAATGGTATGGACGGAG